ATCTGCTGCTAATACAATCACCTCATTAACTGTTGATGCTTATGGTCGTGTAACAGCGGCTACTGGCGCTGCAATTTCTGGTCTGACTGTATCACAAGGCGGTACTGGACAATCATCGTTCACTAACGGACAACTTATTGTTGGCTCTGGTACTGGCGCACTACAACAAATTGCTAACGTATCTACATCTGTAACAGGTTCATTATTATCCAATAATACAATCACATCAATTACAACAGATGCGTATGGTCGTTTAACTGCTTATACTGGTTCTGCAATTTCTGGTTTAACAGTACCACAAGGCGGTACCGGTTTAACAACTGCTACACTAAACGGTATCACATTTGGTAACGGTGTAGGTGCTCTTGGTGTTACTGCTGCTGCCGGTTCTTCTGACCAAACTTGGAGTAACCAAATTCTTACAGTAACCAATGCTGGTGTGCCAGTTTGGTCGTCTGCTCTTGATGGAGGCACATTCTAGTAGTGACTATATAATTCTTTTATAATAGGAGTTTGAGATGGAAAATAATGAATACGTGAATCATTACATTGAAATAATGACAGGTACTTTGACAGATGCAGTATTGAGAAATATTTCACTACAAGCAAATGCCAAAGTTACCGAATCAGTTTTAGAGAATCAGGCAAGAGTAATTGAAGAATTACAAGGTACAGTTGAAGAATTACAGGGTAAAGTTGAAAATCATAATGTAGGTAATAATGAAACTATTTCTAGTCTAGAAAAAACTATATTGGATCTTAGAAATGAATTGTCAACTGTCAATAATTTAAAAAATGAATATGAGAGTGTAAAGCATCAAGCTCAACACGTTGATACATTTAGAAATGAATTAGCAAAAGAGCGTGAAGAACACCAAAGGACTAGAGAAGGCTTTGAAAGACAAAAAGCTGATATTAGTCAAAATTATGAAAAACAAATTGCCGGACTGAATGAACAAATTGAATATTTACAATTAACTCCTGCCAAGCGAAAAAAAGTGGATGAGGCTAAAGCAATAGCATTAGGTGGTTCGACCATTGATGTTACAACTTTAGTAGACGCAACGACAAAGGATGGCGGAAGTTTTTAAATAAATGGCAATAGCAAATACAACAATCCAGATTAAAAAATCCACGGTTAGTGGTAATACACCAAGCACACTTGCTAATGGTGAGATTGCCATTAACACTGCGGATGGAAAGTTGTTCTATCGGACCCCGTCCGGTAGTATTGGTACTATTTCTCAAGCTTATTCTTTTGCGACAGTTAATGCTAATTCATCATTAATTCTTGCAACATCTTCTACTGATACACTTAGTATCAATCCTAGCACCAATATTGTTGTTACGGCAAATACAAGTGCCAAATCAGTTACACTTTCACTAGCAAATAATGTTACTGTTGCAAATAGTTTAACTATTGCTGGTTCTGGTGGTAATATTAGTGGTGCAAATACTATTTCCGCTAATACAGTTAATGTTAGTTCAGCTTTAATATTTCCTGATGGCACAATTCAGTATACTGCTAATGCTGGCGGTAGTGCAACGGATACTGTAGCAAGAACATTAGCACAAAACGCATATAATCAGGCAAACGCAGCCACCAATTATGCTGGTTCTGGTTATAATCAAGCCAACTCTGCTTACAGTTTAGCATCTTCTGCTTCAAGTACCGCAGGAGCCGCATATACTACGGCTTGCAATGCTACTGTTCTTGCTCAGGCGGCTTACAATCAAGCAAATACAGGTGGTGGCGGTGGTCCATACATTATTACTGGCGCAAATTATGTTGATTACGGATGGGTTTATCAGTCAGCCGGTCCGGTCCAATTTAATTATGGAACGCTATAAATACTAGAATATATTTGGAAAAGATATGTCAGCAAATAACGCAACAATAGTTCAGATTAGACGAGGTAATACGGCACAAACGGCTGCCTATACCGGAGCACTTGCGGAACTTATTGTTGATACAGACCAAAATACAATCGTTGTTCAAGATGGTACCACACAAGGCGGTAACTATCTCATTTCTAAAAGCCAATTCAATGCCAATGTATCTTATCTTTTAGGTATTGATGGTGTTCAAAATACAGCAATTCAAGTAGCAAATACCACAGCAAATAATGCTTCTGCTAATACCATAGCACTTCAAGGTGCAATGACTTCCGCAAACGCCAATATTGTGGCTTTGTTTGCTATTGATAATGCTCAAAACACTAGTATTACTAATACTCTTACATTTGCTAACTCAGCATATAATCAAGCTAACATAGCTTACATTGTTGCCAATAATGCTTATAATTTAGCAAATACAGAATCGAGTTATACTTTTGCCAATGCGGCCTTCAACACCGCCAACTCAGCACAAGCAAATACAATTGCATTACAAGGTGCGATGGCTACGGCCAATGCCAATATTGCTTATATTCTAGCGGTTGACGTTGGTCAAAACACAGCAATCACCAATACCACTACATTCGCTAATGGTGCATATAATACGGCAAATAGTGCTTCATCAAATACTGTAGCACTTCAAGGTGGTTTAAATACCGCTAACGCAAACATAGCGTATATTCTGGCAGTAGATATTGGTCAAAACACTAGTATTACTAACACCACTACATTTGCCAACGGTGCTTATAATACTGCTAACTCTGCTCAAGCTAATACGATTGCACTCCAAGGCGGTCTCAATACTGCTAATGCAAACATAGCGTATATTCTTGGTGTTGACTTAGTTCAAAACACAGCAATTACAAATACGACTACTTTTGCTAACGGTGCCTACAATACAGCCAATTCAGCTCAAGCAAACACGATAGCATTGCAAGGTGGTCTTAATACTGCCAATGCTAATATTGCTTATATTCTTGCCGTTGATTTGGCACAAAATACGGCCATTACTAGTGCAAACAATTTAGCCGCTAGTGCAGCTGCTGCAGCAAATACTAAATTACCTTTATCTGGCGGTACTATTACCGGCGATTTAGTTGTTAATGCAAACTTGACAATTACTGGCACAACATTCTATGCTAATACACAATTAGTTGATGTTGCAAATAATAATCTTATTTTAAATGCTAGTGTATCATCAACAACTGCACCAACACAAAACGTATACATTACTATTGACCGTGGTAATCAAGCAAACTCTCAGATTATTTGGTATGAAGCGGCAAAGAATTGGTTGTTATATAACGGAACAACTTCTGATTATGTTGCTACTTATTCAAACATTGCAGCGGTACAAGGCGGTCTCAATACTGCTAACTCAAACATTGCTTACATTTTAGCCGTTCAAGGTGTTCAAAATACTGCAATATCTACCGCAGCATCTAACACAGTTGCTTTACAAGGTGGATTAAACACCGCCAATGCTAATATAGCCTATATTCTTGGCGTAGACTTAGCACAAAATACGGCTATATTATCGGCTTCAGCAAATACCATTGCTTTGCAAGGTGGGTTGAATACTGCTAATGCCAACATAGCATACATTCTTGGTGTCGATATTGGACAAAATACTGCAATTACAAATACAACCACTTTTGCCAACGGTGCTTATAATACTGCTAATAGTGCGTCTGCTAATACGATAGCACTCCAAGGTGGCTTGAATACCGCAAATGCTAATATTGCTTATATTTTGGCAGTTGATGTTGGTCAAAATACGGCCATTACTAATACAACAACATTCGCCAATTCGGCATATAACCAAGCCAATTTGGCATACATTGTGGCAAATAATGCTTACAATTTAGCCAATACAGAATCAAGTTATGTCTTTGCTAATGCAGCTTTCAATACTGCAAATAGTGCTCAAGCAAATACTATTGCTTTACAAGGCGGTCTTAATACTGCAAATGCTAATATTGCTTATATCTTAGGTGTTGACTTAACACAAAATACAGCAATTCAAGTAGCAAATAATACTGCCAATATTGCCAACGCTAGAGCATATTCAACAGTATTAAAAGCTGGCGATACAATGACCGGTTCTTTACAGATTACTGGTTCAACATCAAATGTAGCCGTTATACAAAGTTCATTAACACAAGATATAGCTGCAACTTATAATCATTCTTCAGTTGGTTTTATTACAACGGCAAATACTGACCAATTTTTCCAAGCTGGTATTCAAAACTTTGCCAACACATCAAACTCGTCTATTGACTTCTCCATATATAATAATGCAGGTACCGATTCAAATAATTTCTTAGATGTTGGTATGTTGGGTACCTCATATAATGTGGTATTAAATCAATTTACGGCTGCATATGCTGGCGATGCATATGTTTATACAAATACAGCAAACTTAATTATTGGTACAGACACACCAAATAAATCATTAAAAGTGATGATTGGTGGTTATCTTGCAAATAATATATCTGCAGTATATAATGCAGCCAATACTGCTTCATCATCAAATACAACCGGTACCTTAACTATTACCGGTGGTGTTGGTGTAACAGGTAATGTATACTCAGATAGAATTTATACCAATGGACTATATTACGCTGCTAATGGTAGTCCAATTTCTACTGGTGGTGGTTCAGTAACTCTTAGCGATTCTATTTCATCAAATTCATCCGCCAATGCGGCTACTTCTAATGCTGTTTATATTGCTGTATCAACTGCGTTGGCTTACTCGATTGCGTTAGGATAAAAAATGGCAACAATTACAAACAGAGCAGATTTTACAGATTATTGTAAGCGTAGATTGGGATTTCCCGTCATTGATATCAACGTGGATGACGACCAAGTAGACGACCGTATTGATGATGCTTTGCAATATTGGCAAGATTATCACTTTGATGGTCTACAAAAAGTTTATTGGATTAAACACATTACTCAAGATGATGTTAATAACAAATATCTTGATGCCACATCTGCGGTAGATTCGGCAAATAATACATTAGAAATTGCTGGTGTAACTCGTATATTTCCGCTTTCAGATTCACAAGCAAGCGTTAATATGTTTGACTTGCGTTATCAATTACGCTTAAACGAATTATATGATTTTACTTCTGCCTCATATATTAACTATACATTAACTCAACAACATTTACGTTCATTAGAGATTATGTTTACTGGTGAAGTTCCTATTCGCTTTCAAAGACATATGCAAAGATTGTATATTGATTGGGCATGGGGATATGATGTTAATGTAGGTGATGTGGCAATTTCTGAATGTTATGCACTTATTAATCCAGATACTTTTAATTTGGTATGGAATGACCGTTGGTTAAAAGAATATGCTACTGCCCTCATCAAGCGAAGTTGGGGTGCCAACATGAAGAAGTTTGGTGGCCTACAATTACCTGGTGGTGTAACACTAAATGGTGAAGATACTTATAATGAAGCTGCAGCAGAAATTGAAAGACTTGAAAAAGAAATGGAAATGAATTACGGTGCCCCGTTGGAATTTTTCATGAACTAACATGGCAACTTCTCAATACTTCAACAACTATGCGTCACTCAGCGAACAAAGGTTAATTGAGGACCTAATAACAGAATCCATTAGAATTCAAGGATTTGATTGCTACTACCTACCCAATGATAATGACCAAGCTCGTGATTTATTATTTGGTGAAGATCCAGTTAAAAAGTTTCAATCAGCATTTCAATTAGAAATGTATCTTTCTAATGCTACCGAATATGGTGGCGAAAAAGAATTCTTCTCTAAATTTGGACTTGAAATTAAAAACAATGTTCAAGTAATAGTTTCTAAGCGTGCTTTTACTCAAAGAGTTCCACAAAATACTTTTACCAGACCCCGTGAAGGTGACTTAATTTATATTCCGTTCTTAAATGGTACTGGTGAATTGTTTGAAATTAAATTTACAAATCAAACAAAAGATTTCTTCATGTTAGGCAGAAAAGTTCCATATTTCTATGAGTTAGAGATGGAGAAATTCAAATACTCACAAGAAATTATTTCTACTGGTGTTGCTGCTATTGATTCTGTTGTTACGGATTCTGCTTATACATTGCATCTGAATACAGGTGCAGGAACAGGAACATATGCAATCAACGAAATCGTATACCAATCTTCAGATTCAACATATGCAAACGCTGCTACTGTTGCTGTTGTTCAGTCCTGGATTCCTTCTTCTAACACACTTTCTGTGTCCAATATTGCCGGCCAATTTATTAACAATCAACTCATTATTGGACAATCTAGTAACGCAAGATACACATTGACTACATTTGATCCGTTAAATAATCCGGCTAATAAAGAAAATTATGATAATGCTTATATTCATTCTTCAGCAAATTCTATTATTGATTGGAGTGAAAGTAATCCGTTTGGTAACATTTAAAGTATAAATAAGTATAGGCCACGATATTATCAATATCCGCCTATTCTAACATTATACGAGAATGCCAGCATGAATATTTATTACACTTATGCTTATATAAGAAAAAATGGAACACCATATTATATTGGTAAAGGAAAAGAAAATCGAGCTTGGACTAACCATAAAATACACGGTATAATTACTCCAAAAAATAATAACAGAATAGTTATATTGGAATCCAATTTAACTGAGATTGGCGCTTTGGCTCTAGAAAGAAGAATGATTAAATGGTGGGGACGAAAAGATTTGGGTACCGGTATTTTATATAATAAAACAGAAGGTGGAGAAGGAACTTCAGGATATTCACATACAAAGTTATCAAAAATAATTATGAAAGAATATAAAATTAATAAACCTTTATGTAAAACCCATTGCAATAATATTTCAAAAAGTCTTATTGGTAATACCAGAGCTCTAGGTCATAAACACACAAAAGAAACTTTATTAAAAATTAGTAATTCAAATAAAGGTAAAAAAAGAAGTAAACAAGTAAAACAAAATATAAGCAATTCTTTAATAGGAAAAAATTATATTGATTTACATGGTGAAGAAAAAGCAAAAGAAATTAAAAATAAATTAAGTTTAAGTAAAAAAAATATGCCTCAAAAAACTTGTATACATTGTGGAGTCACAGGAAAAGGCAGTAATATGACCAGATATCATTTTAATAATTGTAAAAAGAAGATATAATGGCTAACACATATTATCCTCGTATCATTCGTAAACTCGTTGTAGGTTTTGGTAACCTATTTGACGATATTACTTTGGTGCGTTACAATCCAGACCAAACAGAAGCGGAACGATTTATTGTTCCTATTGCTTATGCAACTAAAGAAAAGTATGTTCAACGTTTAGAAGGTGATCCTAACTTAGATAAAAAAGTTCAGATGACTTTACCTCGTATGTCATTTGAAATGTCTGGTTTATCATACGATGCTTCTCGTAAACAAAATACCAATATTAAAAACTTTAGTAATGCTTCTGGTACCGTAAAATCTCAATACAATCCTGTTCCTTATAATTTTGATTTTTCTCTTTATGTCTATGTGCGTAATGTGGAAGATGGTACACAAATTATTGAACATATTCTTCCATACTTTACACCAGACTATACTATTAAATTAAACTTAATACCTGAGATGGGTATTATCAAAGAAGTGCCTGTGGTATTAAATAGCACAAGTTATGATGTAGAATATGAAGGCGTTAGAGATTCAGACCCACGATTAATTATTTGGACATTAAACTTTACGGTCAAAGGATTTATCTTTGGTGCTTCAAGTGGTCCTGTTGGATTAATTAAAACATCCATTACTAATATTCTTAATGATATTACTGTTAATGATAATGTTGTTTTAAATACAGCAAACACCGGTGTTGGACAATATCAAGTAGGTGAATTTGTATATCAAGGCTATTCAATGAATACCGCAGTTGCTACAGGTAAAGTAGTTGCTTTCATTAATAATAAATTAACTTTAACAAATATTAATGGTAATTTTGTATCATCTCAACCTATTATTGGCCAAACAACAAATGCCAATTATGCTTTTACTTCTTTCCAAATAGCTCCATTAAATTACTCACAAATTGTTATCACGCCTAATCCAACTAGCGCTAACGCTAATAGTAATTATACATACACAGTCAATGTAGCTGAAACACCGCTGATATCAAACACTTATCCAAAAGTTTAAATTATGTTAATTGGCCAAGGCATTAAGATTGGTAGTGGAATAAACATCACTCCAGATGTAACTTCTGGTATTGTTACTAATGGATTAATTTTAAATCTTGATGCTGGAAATACATCAAGTTATCCCGGTTCTGGCACATCATGGACAGATTTAAGTGGCGCAGGAAATAATTTTTCATTTTCATCTGGTGATTCAACATTTACAAGTGCAGGTAATCAAAGTTATTTTTATTTTGGAAACATTGCAACAGGCGGTAATATATTACCAGCAACAGCATACACTAAAGTAGCAATATTTAAAGTTGCTGGTTCATATGCCAATATTATCTCTGGCGGAAATACAGGAAATGACCATGCGTTTTGGGGTGCCGGCACACAAACGTTACAATCAGGTCACAATGGTGCTTGGAGTACCATACAAGCGGCAGTTACTACTCCACTCAATCAATGGGTATTTGGTGCAGTAAGTTTCAATACATCAACCGGATGGAAATTGTATATTGGAACTCAAACACCAGTTACCAATTCTAGCACAAGCACATTTAGTCCTACTCCAGCAGGCGTAGAAATTGGTGGTTTCCAAGGCAACGCCAATAACATGAACGGTAGTGTGGGTGTTGCTTTGATATATAATAGAGTATTAAGCGATACTGAAATATATCAGATACGCACATACTATTCATCTAGATTTACCAACTTATATTAATATGAATGAATTGAATAAAAATTTATCCGAATTACTTGATGTGACACCGATACCAGAAGAAAAGAAAGAAAGACTTCCTACGGTATCTGCCAGTTATAATAAACCTGATATTGAATCAGACTTAACGGACGCATATCAACAATCTAAAGAGAACCTTCAAGGTATTATTGACCAAGGCCACGAAGCCATGGAGGAGATTCTCAACATCGCCAAAGCAGGACAACACCCAAGAGCATTTGAAGTCTACGGAACACTACTTAAAAATATGGTGGATGCAAACAAGGAACTTCTAAACATCCAAAAACAAATGCGTGAGATGGACAAAAAGAAAGAAGTCAATAACACCACAATTGACAAAGCAATTTTTGTTGGTTCTACTGCTGACCTAGGTAAGTTACTCAAAGATAATGGCAAATAAACAAACCTATCGTGATAATTTATTACTCAAAAGAGTAGGAGTAAAACAAAGTTATACTCAAGAGCAGTTTGATGAGTATGTCAAATGTGCTCAGGATCCTATTTACTTTACCAAATACATTAAAATTATTACACTAGATGAAGGTCTAGTTCCATTTGAAATGTATGACTTTCAGAAGGACATGATAAGTAAATTCCATGAAAATCGTTTTGTTATTGTTAAATGTCCTCGTCAGGTCGGTAAAACTACTACTGCGGTTGCATATCTTCTTTGGACTATTCTTTTTAAAGATTCACAAACGATTGCGGTTCTTGCAAACCGTTCTAAAACTGCCATTGGTATTCTTGGTAAATTACAATTGGCCTATGAGAACCTTCCACAATGGATCCAGCAAGGCGTGGTTGAGTGGAACAAATCTCGTATAGAACTAGAGAACGGATCAGTTATTATTGCGGACTCGACTTCCTCCGCAGCGTCCCGTTCAGGATCTTTTAACATTGTATTCTTAGACGAATTTGCTTTCGTACCATCTAATATTGCCTCAGAGTTTATTACCTCAGTTTATCCTGTGATTACTGCTGGTACTAAAACCAAGATTCTGATGGTGTCTACCCCAAACGGTATGAATCTGTTCTACAAATATTGGAATGATGCGGTCAACAAGCGAAACAACTATGTTCCGTTTGAAATTCATTGGTCACAAGTTCCTGGTCGTGATGAAGATTGGAAAGAAGAAACGATTAAGAACACTTCTGAACATCAATTCAGACAAGAGTTTGAAACGGAATTCTTAGGTTCTACCAATACCCTTATTTCTGGAACAAAACTTCAACAGATGGCATATCAGCAACCTATCGCTGAGCATGAGATGTTGAAGATTTATAAACAACCAATCAAAGGTGATAAACCTCACCTGTATGGTATGTTCGTGGATGTGTCAGAAGGCAAAGGATTAGATTCTTCTACATTCTCGGTGATTGATTTAACTACAATGCCATATGAACAGGTGGCAACTTATAAGAGTTCTTCAGTTTCACCGCTATTGTTTCCAACTTATATTCACGATGCAGCTAGATTGTATAATGATGCGTATGTTTTAGTAGAAGTCAACAATACTCCACAGGTTGCCGATATTCTACACCAAGACCTTGAATACGAAAATTTATGGAAAATATTCACAGGTAATAAAAAACCACAACAACTTTCAGCTGGTTTTGCTAGAGGTGTTCAAATGGGTCTTAAAATGTCTACTCAGGTTAAGAGAATTGGTTGTTCTAATCTGAAAACATTAATTGAAGGTAATAAGTTAGTCATTAATGATTTTGATACTATTTCAGAATTGACTACTTTTGTGGCAAATAAGAGTTCTTTTGCCGCTGAAGAAGATGCCAATGACGATATGGTGATGGGTTTGGTCATGTTCTCTTGGGCAACCACTCAGAAATACTTTAGAGAAATTGTGGCTCATGATGTCCGTAAGCAACTTCAACTGGAAACAATGAATCAATATGATGAAGAAACCTTACCGGCACCCATTATTGAAGATGGATTAGAGCATAGTTTTATGGTGGAAGGTGGAGATGTGTGGGAAAAAGCAGATTCCGGTGAAACTTATGCAGGTTATATCAGAGAATTACACCGTTAATCTCTAAATATGGCCTTTCATAAATATCCGTATGGTATCATAACTGCCAAAATAATCATAATATCAAGGAGATAAAAAATGGCGTTTCAAATCTCTCCAGGCGTAAACGTTTCCGAAGTCGACTTAACAACAGTCGTTCCTTCGGTACTAACTACTGCCGGTGCCTTTGCTGGAAATTTTCAATGGGGTCCAGTAAATAAACGAATTTTAGTTGATTCCGAAATTACCTTAGCAAAAATATTTGGTAATCCAGATTCTAACACTTATGTTTCATTTTTTACCGCAGCTTCTTTCTTAGCTTATGGTAACAATCTTCAAGTTGTTCGTTCAGCCAACAATGCTTCATACAATGCTGACGCAAACACAACAGGCAACAACATTCAAGTTGCTAATGAAGATGTATTTCAAGCTACTTACTTAACAAGTAATAATAATAACGCCTATGGTGCTTTCATGGCTCGTTATCCAGGTGCTTTAGGTAACTCACTAACCATTTCTTTGGTTGATACCGCTTCTTATTCCGCTTCTTGGAATATTGGTGGCGTAACAATCTCTGGATATGTAAATGGCGCTCCTGGTACTTCTACACAAGCTGCAGCTGCCGGCGCAGCAAACGATGAAGTTCATATTGTTGTGATGGATACTGGTGGTCTATTTACTGGTGCTAAAAATACCGTATTAGAAGTATTTCCGTATTTGTCTAAAGGTTTAAATGCAACCGATTCTTTGGGCAACTCAAACTACTATAAGAATTATATTTTCAATAATTCTAAGTATATCTACGCAGTTGATCCAGTGAGTTATGCAACAACTTCTTCTACATGGGGCCAACCACTTGCCAATACAAGTTATGCCACAGTTTCTACTGCACAGACATTTGCTTTAGGTTCTGGTTCAGATGCAGCAACTGTTGACGGTGACCGTATTACTTCTTATGGCCAGTTTACTAATGCCGATGCTGTTAATATTTCATTGGTAATGACTGGTGGCCATAGCACAACAGTTCAACAATATGTAATTGATAATATTGCTAACTCTCGTAAAGATTGTGTAGCGTTTGTATCACCTCCATCTTCTGCTGTTGTTAACCAGTCTGGTAGTGAAGTTACCAACATTCAAAGTTGGAACACTTCATTGGCTCGTTCTACTTCTTACGCAGTTGCTGATTGTGGTTGGAAGTATATGTTCGACAAGTATAACAACACCTATCGTTGGGTACCATTGAACGGTGATACTGCTGGTCTTTGTGTATACACCGATTCAGTTCGTGATCCATGGTTCTCACCTGCTGGTTACAACCGTGGTAATCTGAAGAATGTTGTTAAATTGGCATGGAATCCAAATCAGACTCAACGTGATTCGTTGTATTCTATTGGTATCAATCCAGTTGTAACATTCCCATCTAACGGAACAATCCTTTATGGTGATAAGACACTACAAGCTAAACCATCAGCATTTGACCGTATCAACGTTCGTAGATTGTTTATTGTATTAGAGAAAACAATTGCTCAAGCTGCTAAGTATTCATTGTTTGAATTTAACGATTCATTCACACAAGCACAGTTTGTTGCTCTTGTAACTCCATTCCTTCGTGATGTTCAAGGTCGCCGTGGTATCTATGACTTTAAAGTAGTTTGTGATTCTACAAACAACACTCCACAAGTTGTTGATTCTAATCAGTTTGTTGGTGATATCTATGTCAAACCTGCTCGTTCAATTAACTTTATCCAGTTGAACTTTGTTGCTGTAAGAACAGGTGTTGACTTTACTGAAGTCGTTGGCCAGTTCTAATAAATAAACAAGGATATAGGAGAAAACAATGACATTCAATGTAGCAGAATTTAGAGCAAATATGATTGGTGACGGTGCTCGTCCCAATCTATTTCAAGTGACTCTAACATTACCACAGTTTGCTAATAATGCAACCGCTGCAGGTCAAAAATTGCAATTTATGGCAAAAGCATCACAGTTACCAGGTTCAACCGTTGGTCAAGTTCCAGTTTACTACTTTGGTCGTGAAATGAAATTTGCCGGTAATCGTACCTTTGCTGACTGGACATTACAGATTATTAACGATGAAGATTTCTTGATTCGCAATTCTATGGAATCTTGGATGAGTGCTCTTAATAGTCACGCAGGCAATGTTCGCAGTGCTTCGGCAACAAGTCCAACAAGTTATACAGTTGATGCAACAGTTACTCAATATGGTAAAACTGGCTCAGCAATTAACACATATAAGTTTGTTGGTATGTTCCCGTTAGATGTAGCGCCAATTGATTTAGATTGGAGTTCAAATGATACTATTGAAGAATACTCAGTAACATTTGCATACCAATACTGGACAAATACTGCATCAACAGACGCTTAATTATTTTATTAGAGAGGACTTTGGTCCTCTCATTATGTTTTTTTGAATTGGATATAACACAATATGGCAGCTAATAAATTCTCTCTTTTTGGTTTTACAATTGCACGGAAGCAGGCCAATGATGACCAAGCTGTGCAACAATCTTTTTCGCCTCCATCAAATGACGATGGCGCTTTAACGATTACCTCAGCAGCATATTATGGAACATATGTTGACTTAGACGGTACTGCCAAAAATGAAGTAGAACTTATCTCTCGTTACCGTGAAATGGCTATGCAGCCAGAAATTGAATCAGCGATTGACGATATCGTTGGTGAAGCTATTTGCCAAGATGACGATGGCAAAATTATTCAAATTGTTCTGGATGATTTAAAGCAACCAGAAAAAATCAAAAAAGCCATTAAAGACGAATTCTCTACGATTCTTCGTATGCTGAATTACAACAACATGGCACAAGATATTTTCCGTAGATACTATGTTGATGGTAAGATGTATTACCACATCATTATTGACCGTGAAAATCCTACTCAAGGCATTAAAGAACTTCGTTATATTGATCCACGCAAACTTCGTAAAGTGCGTGAAATGAAAAAGAAAAAAGATGAACGCACTGGTGTGGAGGTAATGAACGTTGTTAACGAATATTATATTTTCAATGATAAGGTTACTACTGGTTCTTCATCTAATTTTGGACCAGTTGGTGTTCGTATTACCACAGATTCTATTATTTCCGTTGTGTCTGGTCTTATGGATTCTCGTAGAGCTGTCGTATTGTCTTATCTTCATAAGGCTATAAAACCACTCAACCAGTTAAGGATGATTGAAGATGCTACTGTCATCTATCGTATTAGCCGTGCCCCTGAGCGCCGTATTTTTTACATTGATGTGGGTAATTTACCTAAATTAAAGGCAGAACAATACCTCCGTGATATTATGGTAAAATACAAGAACAAACTTGTATATGATGCTAACACAGGTGAAGTTCGTGATGACCGTAAATTCTTGTCTATGATGGAAGATTTTTGGTTGCCACGCCGTGAAGGTGGAAAAGGTACCGAGATTTCTACATTACCTGGTGGTCAAAACCTTGGAGAGTTAGAAGATGTTAAGTATTTTGAAAAGAAACTATACAAAGCATTGAATGTTCCTGTTTCTCGTTTAAATCCAGAATCAGCAGGTTTTACTCTTGGTCGCACCAATGAGATTACCCGTGATGAATTAAAGTTTGCTAAATTTGTTGACCGTTTGCGTAACAAATTTGCTGACTTGTTTGACCAAGCATTAAGAGTTCAGTGCGTTCTTAAAGGTATTTGTACCAATGAAGAATGGAACGAATTCAAAGAACATATCTATTATGACTTTATTAAAGATAATAACTTTACTGAATTAAAAGATGCGGAATTAATGAAGGAACGCCTTGGATTGTTAAGTCAGGTTGATCCTTATACAGGTCGTTATTTTTCTCAAGCTTGGATTCAGCGTCAAGTTTTACGCTTGACCGATGACCAAATCAAAGAAATGCAATCTGAAATTGATGAAGAAAAAGAAATGGGTCTTGGTTTACCAGTTGGTGTAGGTAATGAAGTGGCACAACAGATGATGATGTCTAATGTACCAAAACAACCTGAAGGTCCAGCTGGTGATGAAGAAGATGAAGCAGATGAATAGATTTATTATAAATATTTGAATACTTTAGGAGAAAATGATGCCGGATTACTCAACTCGCAATATTATTGATTACGCCATGGATGATAATGGTGTAGAATTTCGTAACGCTTTGTATGACAATATTCATGCAAAAGTATCAGCTCATTTTGAGTTGGCCAAACAAAACATGGCTCAAAATATGTTGGATGATGAAGAAACACAAGAAGAACAAGAAGAACAACAAGCTTCGGAAGATTCTGGCCAAGAATAACTTACATAAATATGTAACTATAAACACAGGATAAAAGATGGCAAACAAATTTACATATCAAGTATTGAGAGATACAACAACAGACGCTATTATTAAATTAACAGGTCAGTTTGATGGTACTTCAGGAAATGAAGCAAACAATGCTCGTATTCAAGCAAATACTTTGTATGGTGCTTTGGATGCAAATAGTGTGCCATTAAGAAGTTCTTTAAGTGTTAGCAATACTGCGTTACCTTATTATAATTTACAAGTAACTGGAGCACAATACTACGTAAGTATGGGAACTTCAACTCCTCCTGGTTCCGTTGAATTATTTTGGGCAGGTAACACCACATCAAACAATGCAACTATCTTCTATTTGAACGGTAACGGTGAATTTGGTAGCCAACAAAATCCTGCTATTCCAAATAACGCTATCAATCCAAATGGAAATTTAGGAATTAATACTTACGGCGTAACTGCAAATACAGCATATACTTTAATTGTATCGTTAAGAAAAGACAACGCACATTATCAACGTGGTCAGTTTAATGATCCTGCTGCATTTAACTATGGTTCGTATGCTATTACTGGCGTTAAGCAGTAATAATGTTAACCTTCAAAGAGTTTCTGCTAAATGAAGGCGTAGTTCAAAAAATTGGCAGAAAAAGAATTGTTAGAGTTCGTGTAAGAAAAGGTAAGATACAAAGAAACAAAACTTTTTCTAACCAGCCAGGTTGGACAATTCGTAGTGGAAAATTAGTTCGTATGTCTTATCGTGAACGTAGAGATAGACAGTTAAGTGCTAAAAGAAGTAAATTTAAAAGGTTGGCTAAAATTAAGCAAACAATTAGAAAAAGAAAAACATCTTTAAGAAAAAGAGGCGCATTAGGAATATGAAACTCATCAAAGAAATTCAAGAAACGGTAAATTATATTACCGAAGGCGCAGACGGCAAAAAAGAACTCTTTATTGAAGGTCCTTTCCTTGTTTCTGAAAAGAAAAACAAGAACGGTCGTCTATACGAATACAATACGATGAAGAAAGAAGTTCATCGTTATACAGAAGAATACATTAATAAAAACCGTGCTTTTGGTGAATTAGGTCATCCTGAAACACCAACCATCAATCTAGACCGAGTATCTCATCTTATCGTAGGACTCAGAGAAGATGGTACACAATGGATTGGTAAAGCAAAAATTCTAGACACACCTATGGGTCAAATCGCTCGTCAATTGATTGAAGGTGGCGCCCAATTAGGTGTTTCTTCTAGAGGTATGGGTTCATTGAAAAATGTTAACGGTGTTAATGTTGTTCAGAACGATTTTTATCTAGCCACAGCGGCAGATATTGTAGCAGATCCTTCTGCGCCTGGAGCGTTTGTTCAAGGCATTATGGAAGGAAAAGAATGGGTATTAATAAATGGTGTTTGGACAGAACAAGATATCTCATATGCTAAGGCTCAAATTAAACAAGCCTCCAGAAAAGATATTGAATCTGTAAGTCTACGCATTTGGGAAAACCTAGTCAAAAAACTTTAATTATAAATATCCAATATAAATCAAGGAGATTTTCAAAATGGGAAATTTTAACCTGTCCGATGCCGCTAAGTCAATCTTGCTAGGCGAGGATTCCAAGTCAACTTTTGATGCCAATATCGCTTCCAAAAAAGGTCAGCGTGGCTCAGATAAACATCCACACGGTGAAGTTGGTGCAGACCGTTTAGCATCTAAGACCGCTTACGGTACTAATGATGCTGGCGAAATTGGCCAATCACCAGAACGTGCTTTGACAGACGAACTGCCTAATTACACTAAAGGTGTTCCATCAGCAACTCCTCCAGGTGCTACTCCTCCTGTTGGTTCAGAAAAAGATGGTGTAGGCGCTACTAAGGCAACTGGTCCACAAGATTCTATGGGTCGTTCCGATATTGCTAATCCAGTTAAATCTGATGCAACACCATACGAAGCAATTCGTGACCGTATTGCTGGTAAATTAGCACCACAAATGATGCAAAAGAATCCAGGCGCTACATTCCAGTCTTATGGCGAAGAAACAGAAGCCGATGACACAGTAATTTCCGAAGAGGAAGAAGAAAAAATGATGAAGAAAAAAATGATGCAAGACAAAATGAAAGAAAAGATGAAAGAAGATATTGATGCTCTTTTGTCTGGCGAAAATCTTTCTGAAGAATTTGTCACCAAAGCATCTACCATTTTTGAAGCTGCCGTTATTGCTCGTGCAGAAGAAGTTATTGCCGAATCTGAGCAAGAGTTGATGGAACAATTTGAAGTTGCCGTAGAACAAATTAAAGAAGATATGGCTGCTAAGGTTGACGATTACCTCAACTACATGGTAGAAGAATGGATTAAAGATAATCAAATTGCTGTTGAGTCTGGTCTCCGTGCTGAAATTGCTGAAGATTTCATGGCTGGTCTCCGTGATTTGTTTGTTGAACACTACATCGACGTTCCATCTGAGAAAATTGATATTGCTGAAGAATTAGCTGCTAAAGTAGAAGAATTAGAAGCTGCTTTGAATGAGCAAATCAACAAAGGTATTGAACTTACAAAAGATTTGAACGAACAGAAAAAAATTGAGGCTATCTACACAGCGTGTGAAGGCCTGACGCAGACTCAAGTAGAGAAATTAAAAGCACTTGCAGAAGGTGTGGATTTTACTACTGAACAAGAATTTGTAACTAAACTTGACACTTTGAAAGAATCATATTTCAAAGCGGATGTTAAGGTTGCAGACGCATCTGCTTTTGAAGAAGTGTTAGTTGAAGATGAGAAAAAACAAGTTTTCGCTGATCCTTCAATGGAAGTATATGCAAAAACCATTTCACAAACTTTGGTTAAGTAATTAACCCCAATACATAAAAAAAAGGAATAAAAATGTATTTGACAGAAGAACTACAAAAGAAATGGCAACCTGTTCTGGAGCATCCAGAATTAGAAGCCATTAAAGACCCATACAAGAAAGCTGTTACAGCTCTTGTTTTGGAAAACCAACACCAAGCAATGGCTAAAGACCGTCAGGCTTTGATGGAGACCAGCGATACAGGTCCTACAAACGTTACTGGTGGTGTTCAGAACTTCGACCCAATCTTGATTTCTTTGGTTCGCCGTTCATTGCCTAACCTCATCGCTTATGATGTTGCTGGCGTTCAACCAATGACTGGTCCTACAGGCTTGATTTTTGCAATGCGTGCTCGTTACGCTAACCAAACTGGTTCTGAGGCATTCTACAACGAAGCAAACACAATTTTCTCTGGTCAATCCTCTGCAAATGGTGGCTTCAACAACTACGGTTTTGCTGGTAACTCCGGTACAGATACATCTAACAATGCTATCTCTAACGAAGCAGCTAACTCATTCACAACTGGTATTGGTATCCAAACAGCTTCTGCTGAATATTTGGGTGCTGACTCTGCTAACGTGTTCCAACAGATGGCATTCTCTATTGAGAAAGTTACTGTAACTGCACAAAGCCGTGCCTTGAAAGCTGAATACTCATTAGAACTCGCACAAGACTTGAAAGCAATTCATGGTCTTGATGCAGAAACAGAATTGTCTAACATTCTGTCTACTGAGATTCTTGCTGAAATCAACCGTGAAGTTATCCGTACCATTTATAGCTCTGCTGTTTTGGGTGCTCAATACGGTACAACAACTGCTGGTTATTTCGACTTAGATACAGACTCCAATGGTCGTTGGTCTGTTGAGCGTTTCAAAGGTTTGATTTTCCAAATCGAGCGTGACGCTAACGTGATTGCCAAGCAAACTCGTAGAGGTAAAGGTAACGTATTGATTGTTTCATCTGACGTAGCATCTGCAATGGCTATGGCTGGTGTTCTTTCTTACACTCCTGCTCTTCAAGCTGACCTTCAAGTTGATGATACTGGCAATACATTTGCTGGTTTGTTACATGGTCGTATCAAGGTTTACATTGACCCATACTTTGGTGGCTATGCTGCTAACCAAGAGTTGGTAACAGTTGGATATAAGGGTTCTTCTCCTTATGACGCTGGTTTGTTCTATTGCCCATACGTTCCATTACAAATGGTTCGTGCAGTAGACCAATTTACATTCCAACCAAAGATTGGTTTCAAGACTCGTTACGGTATGGTTGCAAACCCATTTGCTCAAGGTTTAAATCCAAGCAATGGTATTCTGACACCACGCAGCAACGTTTATTACAGGATTTTTGGTGTCAAAAACCTCATGTGATAAAAATCACCGTAGAGTGATATTTGAGAGAGACCGCTTCGGCGGTCTCTTTTTTTATGGCCTAAATATCCGTATGACAGCACTAACCAGACAGCCACAGAATACCAATCTCCTCCAACCGACAAAGTTTATAATGACTTTTGCGAGGATACCTACGGTTCAATACTTCTGCCAAGCGGTAAATATACCAGGGGTTCAACTAGGACAGGCCCCATTGAATTTTCCCGGTGTAGATGTATATGCACCTGGTAATAAGATGATGTATAATCAATTAGCATTGACTTTTACTGTTGATGAGAAGATGCAAAACTGGCAAGAAATACATGGTTGGTTCCGTTCCATCGCATCTCCAGAAGGCACGGATGAAAGAAATAGGTTATCATCACAACAGAATCCTACCAAAACTAGAGGTCCTAAAGCCTATTCTGATGCCACCTTGACAGTTCTTTCGGCATTGAATAACCCATTGTTTCGTGTTCACTATATCAATTGTTTCCCTATCTCTCTTTCGGATATTATGTTTGATACCAAGCAATCCGCAGATGATATTATTACCGCCGATGGTGTATTCATGTTTGATTATTTTAATTTTGAAACCGCTTGACATTTATTAAGGTCTGTGTTATTATAAAGGTTTAGAATACATTTTTATTATATTATGGAAAACTTAGAACAAGTATTAAAGCATTGGGAAAAAGACACAGTTATTGACCAGACCG